GTAATTTTATCTTTAATCATATCAGGAACAGTAAGGTATGGCCATTCCAAGAAAAAAGGGCAAGTGTTGTCCCATTTATTTGTAGTGAAAAATTTTCTAGCTATGTCTAGGTGACTGTTATTTTTTGGATCAAAATATTCACGCCTCAACAAAGCATTTTTACTGATATCATTTAAAATCACTTCACGAACTCCAAACTATCTTTACGAACATAATGTAAATTTTGTTTTTTCTCCGTTGATGGCATATCTTTTACCACAGGCAAAAACATTACGCCATCAATTTCTTTTGGTGGCCAAACTTGATTGGTATAGTACACTTCACCATTGGTTCGTGTACGCACTTTTTTGTAAATTGGTTTGTTTAAAGTTTTCATAATAAATGAATTATATCAAAAGAAAGGGGCTCTGTCAAGAACCCCTTCGGAAATTTAAACTTGTTCCTTCAACGAAATTTTCTTGACAAAATCTTGAGCTTTTACCATATTCTCAAGCCAAATTTTCAACATACCATTTACCAATTCAGCTTCTTTAATCTCAATCTTATCTGCCAATTTAAATTCGTGAGTAAAGTTTCGATTAGCAATTCCTTTGTGTAGGAATACATCACCTTCGGATTCTGTTTTACCGGAATTTCCTTTAATAATCAATTTGTTACCTTCAAGTGTAACTTCAATATCCGATTTGCCAAATCCTGCAACAGCAACTTCAATCAGGTATTTGTTTTCTTTTACTTGTTTGATGTTGTATGGAGGATAAGTGTTTGCGTATTTCTTGGACATGTCTTGTAACTCTTTAAACATATCACCAAAACCTACAGCAAAAGGATCAAGTTTATGAAAATCAAATAAATTAATGTTTGTCATAGTTCCCTCCTCATTTAACAGAAAAAGCTTTTTTCACATCGAATGCATTGGCAGCAATACCAACAGTGGTGAAAAAACTAAGGCTTTCTTGTGCAACTTTTTTTGCAAAAGTTGTTTGTGCATTAATATAGGTTTGAAGGGGTTTTTTAAGTTCTTCGTTGTATACAAATGTATTAACGAAACTTGTTTTCGCACCTTGAACGGTGTCGATGAAAGTATCTACCATGTGAATCATTTGATTCTCCTTTAGTAAGCGAGTTAATGAATTTTACCAACCCCGAAGGCATTGGCCGGCTTCTGGATTATACAGCCCACACCGATTGCTGCTCCCATCCCGAGGGGACTAAGATTATATCTTTATTTATATGGATTTGTCAAGCAGAATTTCCTTTTTTACCAATTTGGTATTTCGGAATTAACTTCCATTCACTTTTGTCTTTATGTGAGATTATTTTAATCTGCGAGAGAAAAATAGGAGTTGGAGTTTCTGTTTGTTTCTTATCAACAATAGTAACCAATCCCCAATCTTCCAATAAATTTACGATTGCATTTCTTCTAGATAAATCATTATCTGTTATGTCTGTTGGCTTTCCGTCCAATGCAAACAATTCTTTGAAATGAACCACGTAATATTGACCGCGCTTATGTAGAATATGACAAGATTGATATAGTGTTTTTTCTTTTTTTGATGCGACACCAATCCGTGTTAGAGTTTCACGAACCTTTAAAAAATCATCCTGTTCATTTAATTTTACTTCCACTAAATTTTTTATTTCAATCATTTCACTCCGCCTTTATCAGTTTTTATTTTTATTTCAGCGATTTGATCATCAGTAAGGATACGGAGTGCTTCCAAGGCTTTTCGATTTGAATAACCAAAAAACTCCTTAACGCATTCTATATCTTTGTCCTTGACGGCCTTTTGCCACGGAGCAAACTTCCGTTTCATAGGCCTGATACTATTTAGAAGATAGTGGTATTGCATATCTTTATCCAGCTGTGGATAAAGATTCATTTCTTGTGCATACAATATGCAATCCACATGATATGACAGTGATCGATTGACAATAAAAGGTGCGTAATCCTTGAAGTCTAGGTTTTCTTCCTGTTTTTTCTTATGAAGGATTAAGTCCACATATTCAAACGGCGTCATTTGAACTCACACTCCACCATGATTTCTGTCAAACAAGCCATCAGATTGATTTCGTGATCTGCAACAAAAGCAGATTGATATTGATATTTTGCAAGAATCAATACCAGTTGTGGAACAGAATTGGGTTTCAGATGTTCATACAATGTGTCATATAGACTGCGGAAAATTCTGGCTGCATCATTGTCCAGATTATTAATAACCCATTTGCGGGCAG